GATCCTCCACAATACGGTAAAGTCTTCATTGCATTGAAACCAAAAGATGCAAGTTACCTTACTTCACTGACTAAGAACGAAATTGTTACAGAACTTGAGAAGTATGTTGTTGCATCTATCGAACCAAGACTGGTTGACCCTTCAATTCTGTATGTTGAGTTGACAAGCAAGATTTATTATGATAGAAACAAAACTGATGATACACCTGCTCAGATTAGAGACAAGGTGATTGGTGCGGTGCAGTCTTATCTTGATACTAGTGATACTGAGAAGTTCAATGGTAAGTTTAGATACAGTAAAGCAGTAGCAGTTATTGATGATGCAGATCGTGCAATTAACTCAAACCTAACCGAAGTAACCATGAGGAAAGATTTCATTCCTCAACTTAATTCCACGTTCTATTATGAAGTATGTTTCCAAAATGCGTTCGACGTTGACTGCGACGATCCTGTTCTTTCGTCTACTGGCTTTAGGGTTACTGAATACCCTAATTTTGACGTTTATCTGGAGGACAAGGGGGGCAAAATCGTCCTATATAGACTAGATAGCGTAACTGGTGAAAAAGTTGTCCTCGACAGCGAAGTTGGCGAAATTGATTATGTCAAAGGTGAACTGAAAATATATGCCCTTACTATCATTAAGGGCAGCTTCTTCGATAACCGTATCTCTGTTAGAGTAAAACCCCTTTCTAATGATATCAAGGCACTCCGCGAGGTTTATCTTGACGTTGATGTTGCGAATTCCTCGTTCACTGCATACAAAGAGTAAAGTAAATGCCTGCTGTAAAGACTAAGAGAATTTCCACTCTGATCGAATCGCAGCTTCCTGCTTTTATTACATCTGAATACGAACTCTTCAGTAAGTTTGTACAGAAGTATTACGAAGCACAGGAAGTGCAAGGTGGCACATTGGATGTTATTAATAACATTCAAAAGTATGCTGACATTGATTACTACGAGAAAAATCTTCTCAAGCAGAATGATAAGTTAACAGCAGACGTTGCTATTGATGCAACAACTATTACTGTAGAGGATGCACAGTCATTCCCAAAGAAAAATGGTTACATCAGAATTGATGACGAGATCATCTTCTATGCTACCAGGACTAATACTGAGTTCAGAGACTGCTCTAGGGGCGTCAGCGGCAACACTTCCCTAGGTGATCTATACGAAGCATCCAAATTTGAAAGCACAGAGGCAGCAACCCATTCTAGTGGTGCTGTAGTACATAACGTAAGTAACTTATTCCTCTATGCGTTAGTCAAGAATTTTGAGGCACAATACCTCGGATCATTCCCTGAGAAGTATCTCAAGGGTGAGATCGATAAGAGAACCCTTATCAAGAACATCCAAAAGTTCTATAAGGCAAAAGGAACTAATAGTTCTATCAAGTTTATCTTCAACACGATTGTTGCACAGGATGTCAACAACAAACCTGAAGTATACAAACCAAAAGATTACACATACAAGTCTTCTAATGCAGACTGGATCAATGTATATGCACTTAAGTGCTCTGTTGTATCTGGAGATCCAAAAGCGTTAATCGGTAAACAGATTGTACAGCAAGCAACTGCAGAGTATGGTTATGCTTCTGCTGTAGTAGACAACGTATATTCTGATGGCACTAGAGATGGTGAACCAGTATGGAATATTGTCCTAGCACCAGAAACAGTCAATGGTGAATTCTTCATCTCTACTAAGACTGAACTAACCAAAGATTTACCTGGCACTGCTAGCACTGGAGATAGAGTTGATGTCTTCTCTGCTATTGGTTGGGATGCTGAAGGTTCTATTCTGATTGGAACAGAGACCATTACCTTTATTAAGAGGAGTGCAACTCAGTTTATTATCAGAGATAGACAGGCGTCTACTGCTATTTCACACCCAAGAGGAACAAACGTATACAAACCAGTAACTGTAAGTGGTACTGGAGTCAGTCTATTGACCCTAGGTGTTGTATACAACCTAGATACTGCAGACAGTAAACCATATTCTAACGTTGGCGACAAGATCCAAGTATCAAAACCTGGATTTGAAACTGCAGATCCTAGAATTGTAAAAGTAGGAACTAATGAAACTCGCTGGTTGCTCAGTCAGGGCAGAAACGTTAGCGCCCCTACAAACCCAGTCATAGCAACGGGTCTCAGAGGTATCCCAACAGATGTTACCTCTATTCACGAGGATGATCAATACTATTATATCACATCGTCTAGTTATCCATCACACAAGATCCTAGATGGTACTAGTAATATTACTGAAGAACTTCTAGATCAAGATATTCTTCGTATTATTAGAAAGCAAGCAACAACTACAACCGAAAGATACAAAACACCAAAAGCAGATACTGGTATTCTACTGAATGGTGTTCGTACTTACAGTTACAGAGATACAGAGAGCATCAGATTTGGTGTTCTAGAAAGAATTAGTGTCAATACTCAAGGTAGAGGTTATGCAAAACCACCTTTTGTATTGGTTGATCAAGTTCCTAACAAAGCAAGAGCAGTTCTTGCTGGTCAGGTTGTAGAAAGCATCATCGTTGATACTAATGACATCTACCCAATCACTCCAGAGATTACAATTACATCTGGTAGAAGAGCAGAAGTGCGTGCTATTGTAACTGGTGGTAAAGTTACTAGTTTACAGATTGACAATCCTGGTGAATATTATTCTTCACCACCTGTTGTAAGAATTAGAGATAATGCTGGTCGTGGTAGATTTGCTACTTACAATGCTGTTGTAAGTGGTGATGGTGAGATCACTGGATTTGAAAAAATTGATGAAGGCAACTTCTATAATCAAGATACTGTAATTGTTGATATCATTCCTGTTGGTGAAGGTGCAACAGGTATTCCTGAACTTAAGGAATGGAACTTTAACAGATACAAAAAGAATGAAGCACAATTAGATACAGAAAATGGTTACATCTTCCAAAACTATAACCCTGTCCTAGAGTATGGTTATGGTTATCTTGGAAACCCAAAAGCATTGCGTGTTGCTCTAAACGACAACCTCAATTCTGCTGGAACAGAACCAGCAACTAAAACTCACTCTCCAATCATTGGTTTTGCTTATGATGGCAATCCAATCTATGGTCCGTTTGGTTATCTCAATCCACTAGATGCTACTTCTGCAATTAGAAGAATGTCTTCTAGTTATGCCATTAAAGGATCTCGTTCAAACGGTCCTGCTATTAACAAGTATCCATTAGGCACATTCATTGACGACTACGAGTACACGCACAAAAGTGGTTCTCTAGACGAAAACAATGGAAGATTTTGTGTTACCCCAGAATTTCCGCAAGGAACTTATGCTTATTTCATTACTATTGATAGCAATCAAGTACCGCAATTCCCATACCTTCTAGGTGCTAACTTCTATTCTCTACCTGTTGACAGTAACTACAACTCTAATATCAGTCAGTTAGAAATACCAAAGAAAGCGAGAAGGTTCTTTACGGCAGGAATGCCAAGAAACGGCGAGGGTTTCATCGGTCAAATTTCTGATGTATCGCCAGGTACAGTTGACAGTGTTGCTATTGAAAGTTCTTCTGCGAACTTCTCTGTTAACTCTAAAGTATATTTTGACAATGAAGGAACAGAAGGTTCTGAAGTTGAAGCACTAGTTTCTAGTGTTAAAGGAAAAGGTGTAACTTACCTAGAATCAAAAGAAAGAAAAGTAGTCAAGTTGACTACAATTCAAACTGCATATCTATTTGCTGATGATACACTAAGACAACCATCTTCTGGTGCTTTTGGTGAAATCGTTGGTACTGTCGCTAGTGATAACGTTATTGTTCTCAAGAATGTAAATGGTACATTCGATACAACAGGAACGTTCTCTGCTGACATCAAAACATTTACTATTCTTCTAGATCAGAACAGTTCTTATACTGAAGGTGCAATCCTCAGTCTTACAGATGGTCAAAGCGATCCTGTTGCTACTGGTGAAGTTCTAGAAGGAACCTCTAAGCAAAACGTAGTCAAGATCAAGGTTACTAGTGGAACTTGGGTAGTAAACGATGATTACTTTATTCGTTCTAGTAATCTATTCAACACTGTTGGATCTAGAATTGTCACACTTACCTCTTTGAGTGATAATCTAGAACCATTTGATGTTAATCAAAGTGTAGCATTGGTTGAGACTGATGCACCACATGGTCTTGGTATTGGTGATAAGGTTGATATTTCAATTACTCCAGACGATACAAATAAACTTAAGACTTATTATCTAAGAAAAAGACTGTATCAAACAGCAACTCTGATTGCACCTATTGTTAACACAGAGGTTAAGGATACTGGTATTGGTAGGTTCCAACTATTAAATGCTGGTGCTGACTATACAGCAGGAACATATAATAACGTTGCATTGACTGGTGGATCTGGTACAGGCGCTACTGCAAACATTGTAGTTGCTAGTTCTGGTCGAGTTACTAGTGTTACGATCCAAGCAAAAGGTTCTGGATATGCTAAGGCAGACTATCTAGGAATTGCTGATGAAACTTTAGAGAGATCTGGTGCTTCTACTAGCACACAACGTCTTACACTGTACATTGACCATGTAGGTCTAGCAGCAGGAGAGACTACCCTCTTTGTTGATAGCACTATTGGTTATGCAAATGGTGACTTGATTACAGTTGGTGATGAAATCATGGAAGTCACTGCTGTTGCATCTGGATCTTTGACTGTAGTTAGAGCTAGAGAAAATACTGTTGATAAAGATCATTACGATAATCAACCAGTACAATTATACAAAGCAAAATACAATTTCAATTCTAACTTCCAGATTTTCTCTGGTGCTAACTCTGGACGTGTTCAGTCATATGACAGAGACACTCAGAAAATTATTATCACATACCCATATACTACAACTGTACTAACAGCAAACGAAGTTGCTCAAACTTCTAGTTTCTTTGATAGCAGCACTCCAGCAAGACTTGTTAGTGTAAACTCTGCTGGTCCTCTAGAATTCAAATTTGAATTCTCTGAAGATAATACTACTTTCACTCCTAATCCAAACATTGATATTCAGGAGTTTTACAAGTATAAGTTTGACACGTCTCACTCTTCTATGACTGGGACTTACTTTGATTTGTCACCTAGTAAGAACTTTAACCTTGAGACTGTAGAAAAGACTGCTAGCACCATACTTCCTGGTAATGCTGGCGCATTTACAGATGTTAAGTTTGGATTTGGTTCTAGACTTGCTACTAACAATTATCAAACAAAAGTAGGAACAGATTTCACAAACTTCTACTATTATGATAGAAAGAATATTGTTAAGTCTGATGATGCATATCTAAAAGTTATCACTGATCCACTACAAGGAGTTAAGAATGTAAACTATGTCACATCTAATCGTTTTGTCTACGATGTACCTAGTGTGCCTCTTTGGGATGGTTCTGGATCCATTTCTTATACTACTACTGGTGAGTTCTCTATTGGTGAGATCAATGGATTTGCGGTCACAAACCTTGGACTGAATTATAAGAAAGTTCCTATTGTTGTAGGTGTAGATCCTACACCTGATTATAAAGGTGCTGCTACTGTATTGTATGATACCGCATCTAAAACTATTACTGGTGTTAATATTACAAATAAAGGTTCCAACTACTCAAATCCAAAAGTTGTAATTACTAATGGTGATGGTGCTGGAGCAACATTTGACATCATTGTAAGACAAGGACAAATCTTCTCCATCACAGTCAAAACTCCTGGTAGAGGTTACACCTTTGCACCTGACATTGAGATTGTAGAAAGTAATGTTGCTGCATATGCAGAAAGTCAGACCATTGGTTTGCCAAAGAGTATCACTGTTTCTAACAATGGTGGCGCATTCCACCTAGACAAAACTGTTGGTTCTACCTTCCAATCCAATTCTATCTTTGTTGTCACGAATGCTACTGGACAATTTAGAAAGGGTGAGACCATCAAACAGATTATTGATAATGTTGAAGTAGCAAGAGCAAGAGTTGTTGAGTGGAGAAAAGGTTCTAACCTACTCAAGGTTGAAAACATCACTGGCATCTTCAGACAGAACATGTCTTTCCAGACTGATGTCACACCAGTTACTGCTACACTCAAATCTGTATTTGTTACTACATTTGAAGAGCAGATTACAAGTTTCTATGACAACCTAGGTTTCTTTAGAACTGATCGTGGTAGATTGGGTGTATCAAACCAGAAGATTGTCGATAGTTATTTCTATCAAGATTATTCTTACGTTGTTAAGTCTAAGACACCAATCAATCAGTGGCGTGAACTTATCAAGTCTACCACACACCCTGCTGGTTTCCAACTATTTGGTCAAGTTGATGTAGAGGGAACTGCTTCTACCGAAATGCCAGAAGAAATGCCAAAGGCATCTCACTTCTCCGTCATTCAACTATGGGATCCAAACAAGAATAAGATTACGATTGAGAGCACTAAACAAACTCTTACTCAAACTGTCCAGAAGATTGAGAACCAGAGAATTCGTAGAGGTGTTGGTGCTGCAGCATCTTCTGAGTTTAACTTCAACGAACTACGTGCTTTTGAAGTAAAACTACAAGAACCATTCGATGGTGTAAATGGTGTAGATGCAACTGGTGCTTCTTACACAGGTGGAGCTGAAACAGTTGGAAGAAAAACATTCACATTGTTGGATGAACTAGGTCAAGCATTTACTCCATATAGTGCAAATAATTTGATTGTTACTTTGGATGGTGTTTTACAAGAACCAGGATCTTCTTATACTATTAGTGGAACACAAATTACATTTAGTGAAGCACCATTAGGTCCTTCTGCTAAGCAGACTGGTGAAGCACAAACAGATTTGTCTGAATATAAGGGTGTCACTTTCTATGCGAAGTACATTGCATTTAAGGATAATCAGTATAATAACAAACACTTTAAAAAGTTAAGAAATATTTTCCAGCGTAATGGCAGATACATCGACGCTGCAAATCAAATTGAAAGAAATATTGACTTTATTATTGAGGAAACAATTGGGTGGGCAAAACTAACTTACCCTGGTTTAGATTGGAGTACAAAAACTGATGATTACCAAGAAAACATCAGAGCAATTCTGAAAGCACTAGATCATGATGTTAGATTTGGTGGTAATGTCAAAACTGTTGATTATGTTTCTCTCTTTGATGAAGACGATCAGTATCTATACATTCAAAATTACAGAACTGAGAGTTCTGCTATTTTTGCATACGCTGTAAGACTAGCAAAACTTGCAACTAGAAATTGGGATTACACAGATACTGCTGCATCTTATCTACAAGGTTCCAGAATTGTATCGATTTCTTCTACAGATAATGTTGCTGTTGGAATGTATGTCAGTTCTGGTAGAGCATTCCCTAAAGACACAAAGATTATTTCTATTGACAATGCTACTCAAATAACAGTAAGTCATGCTGCACTTGCTAACTCTGGTGGTGGCGGCGGTGCTCCTGTTGGTATCACTTCTCTAAGTGGCACAGCAACTACAGGATCTGTTCCTACAAATACTGGTCAGGTTCCTGTTGGTGATACTTATGAACTACCTCCTGGTGTTACTGTTACAACTCCAACTTCCTTCTCTGGTAGCGACCAAGTAACATTCTCCTTGAGTGGTCTTAACAACGGCACATACTATGATGCTTCTACTTTAATTCATTCAAACAAAGAATGGATTAAACAATCTTCTGTTGATTGGGCAAAGACTGCTTATCCTTCTTTAAATTGGGAAGATCCCACCAGTACAAGAGTTCAGGCACAAGGAACATTAAATGTATCACGTTATCTAGATGTTGGTACGGTACAAATTGTAAAAGGTGAAGTTGTTACAAACAATCAGAGCTCAGCATACTTATGTGAAGACAAGAATGACGGTTATGAAACTGCTCCTACATTATATGTCTTCCCTGCTGCTAACACTGTAGTAAGTCCAACTAATCAGACTGGTACTGGTTGGGAACTTAGTGCTGATCTAGAACTGAATGGTTACATCAAACAGATCAATATCACCAATGGTGGTAGTGGTTATGATCCTGCCAATCCACCAACTGTCACACTTGGTGGTGACATGTCTGGTCTTACTGCTACTGCTGTTGTCACTGGTGATGCTGTTACTAGTATTACTATTACTGGTTATATCATCGGTCAAAGATATCGTGAACTTACTGTTAATGAGCAGACGACATATGTAGAACAAGAGAACTACTCCAATAAAGAAATTACTATTGCTGGTAACGCTGAAGCAGAGATTGTTCTTGGTAAGAGAATTGGTAATATTTGGATCACTGAAACTGGTGAATTTAATATTGGAGTTCCAATTGGTTACATTCGTGGTATTGGTGGTAATGCAGTATCTGACTTAGACGCAAACTGCCGTGTTAAAAAGAAAACTACTTTTACTGTCTCGAACCCAGGTTATGGTCATGATCCAGAAACAGCAGTTGTTAATCTCTCATGGCTTACTGGTTCTTACCAGTTTACACCAACAGCAAAGGCAGAGTTTGATGATGAAGGAAGATGTATTGCTGTCAATATTGTTGAAGAAGGTGATTTTGCACTAACACCATTTGCAATCTTTACTATTTCTGGTTTTGCTCCTGGTGGAACTTATGATATTCAGACTAAGTGCAAGCGTGATGTTGGATATTTTGTTGATGCCATCGTTTACCATCTTCAGTTAGGTGGTAACGAGCAAGTCGTTGATTTTGGAAGGTTCTACTATCAAAGTGCTAAGTACCCACAATCTGAAAAGTTAGATTTTGTCAACAACGAATTGACAGAAACCTTAGCAACATTTGAGTATGCTAAGAACCAAATGATTGCTGCTATGAGAAATCAAGGACCAATCACAGATCCTGATGTTCTCATAGATAACGTAACTCCTGTATGTGCTGAAGTAGAAGCATCACTGAATAATTTCTATGGAATTGTTGAGGACATTCTACTTAATGGAAAGGGTGCTGTGCCTAAGACTTCAATCAATCCTAACAGATCTGGTGCATACACAGGATCTCTTACATATTCTAATTACAATATCATTCTTGATCCAAACATTCCTCTACAAGAGTGTGAGGATGTCATCTCTGGTATCAATTCACTATATGATAACATTGACGACGTTATCAATCGCGAAGCAGTTATCAAAACACTTCCTGACTTTATTGATGGTGAAACCAAAGAATTTGATCTCTACTGGGAAGATGGTACAAACGTACTATTAGAAGAAGAGGAGAACTTGTTCTTATCTCTAAATGCTGTACTACAAAAACCAAAGTATACGGAAGACTATCCACTGTTTGATGCATACTTCATCGATAAAGAAGTTATTCCAAACAGAATTAAGTTTGATGTTCCACCAATTTGGGATCAAGACTTTAGTGCTAAGAGTATTGGCGAACCAACCGCAGTTGAGAAACTAGTCGGTCTTGGTGTTGGTAACTATAAGAGACTTACTATTGATTACGCACTAGTCAATGATCAGAGAGGTGGTCCTTTCCTAATCTTGGATGTACTGGACAACTCGGTACAAAATATTGAAGCACCTGAAAACCTTTATGTCTTCCTTGATGGTGTACTACAGCAAGAGGGAGAGGGGAATTCTTACACTGTATCTGGTCCAAATATCTTCTTCAAAAATCCAATCAAGAAGGAAATGAAGATTGATATGAGATATCTCTTTGGTAGAGATGTTGGATCAATCTTGAGCATCTATGATTATGCTCCTGACGCTTACTTTAGTAGAGCTACCTTTACAATTACTGGACTTTCTTCTTCTGTCTGGGATGCATATTCTTCATACACTTGGATGGGTGATAAAGTTGGTAGTTCTATCAATGTATATCAACAAAGAGCAAATGGAACATACAATGTGCTTGGTGAAATTTCCAATGTTTATTGGAATGGATCTGATGCTGTATGGAACCTCAAGTCTCAAAACCCAGTCATAGAGGCGGGTCTCGATCTTAAGTTTGTAGTCGCAGAAAGACCTGATAGAATTTACACAATCAGTACATCAGATTATACTTCTGTTACTATTTCTAACTTCGATAGAGATGATCTAGGTAGAAAACTACTTACCGATGACAATGCATCGTGGTTTGGAACATTTATTGGTAAGTCTTATAGAAATCCATTCGTATATCTTGCAAACAAAGATAAAGTTCGTTTGGAAGGCGAAGATAAATTCCGTGAAATTAAACAGTTACCAGAAAAAGCAACTTCTAGAGAAGGTAGAGACGGTAAGCAGACATCTCATGAGATGTTTGGTTCTGTTCAAATCGAAAACTATGTTGGTATTACCAGAGGTGAGGGTCTATCAGTAATTGCTGAAATTGAGAATGGTGTTGTTACCAACCTCGTTTGGAACCAACGTAGTTATGATCCTATCACACAACCTACTGCATACCAATATTATACACCACCAGTTCTTAAATTTGTACCTTTAAATGGTGATGGTGGCGGTGCTAGAGCGAATGTTCTTGTACAAAAAGGACAAGTTATCAGTGTTGATCTAATTGATGGTGGTTCTGGTTATACCAAGGCACCTCAGGTAATCGTAGCACGTAGATATGACATCCTAACAGAAAGAGACATTGGTGTTTCTATTGTTAAGGCAGGTGTCAATCCTGTCGTACCTTATGGTCAAATCAACGTTGTTGTTGATGTTGACGTTCAGAATGTAGCAGGTCTCAACAATATTACTGGTATTGCTGCTATCAGCATGAACAGTCCTGTGGATGCTGAGACAGATGATATTATCAGTCATGTATATCCAGAAGCAGAACAAGTTGGAGATGATCTTGCTCAAGTAGGATTTGAAAAGTTCACAAAACAAGCACCAGTAGTTAAAACTGTTGAGGTTACTAAGGATCATCTACAATTTGTTAATGTATTTGCTACTAGCGTAGATACAATTAAGAGTACATCTGTTGTACAGTTTGTTAACAAGTATGTTACAACGTTCGAGAATATCATTCCTAACGATGCACTATCTAATGTTGAATACTATACAACTGGTGCTTATCTACAGGTTGACCTAGATCCAACAGAAAATGTAATTTACATTGCAGACACCAGTAAATTCAAGTCATCTGGTTATCTGTTGATTGGTGATGAGACTGTATTCTACTATCGTAAGATTGGTGATCGTTTCCTCCAAGTCCAGAGAGGACAAGAAGGAACCACTGCTCAAGCATGGGTTGCTGGTACATTCCTAAGACAACTCCCAGATCCTATCACTTCAGTATCTGCTGCTGTTGCTCAGGTTGAGAGCGAGAGCAAGTTGGTTGCAGTCTCTGCTGCATCTGGAACTGTAGGAACTGGTCAAGATAGACAGAGACAACTACAATATGTTGCTCCTGTTGTAACTCTACAATCTACATCGACTGTAGCAGTTGGACAAGTACAACTTCAGAGCACTTCTACAATTACAGAGGTTATTGTTGATACTCAGAAAGTTTATGATGTTGATGAAGCAAATATTACACAGTCCAGTCTTCAGCATAATGCAACAGCGATTGTTGCTACAGTTCAGTCTATGACTTCTGAATTTGTAACAGAAAGAGTAGAACTTACTGTTACTAAAGCAGGATCTGAATTCTTCTTCGATCTACCACCTGGCGGTGCAGTTGATGGTTATGAAGAGACTGCATTCTTTACTGATCCAGTTTCCACAAGACTAAATGGTTTAGTTGATCTTGTAGATAATCAAGGTCTCTACTCTGTCGTACAGAGAGGTGGAAGTGAAATTGAGATTGTAAACGCTATCTTTGGAGCATTTGCAGCATTTGTTGGTGTATACGCAAAAACAAACGCTGGTTTTACAATCAGTCACCGTGATGGTATCTTTGATTCTGGTACTGCTGGTGTATCTGGTTTGACCATTGCTGACTTTGACTTCTACTTCCCATCAATCTCCATTAGAGACTTTGTTGAGAGAGGAGATTCTTCGTTTGCACTAGACGGAACCAAGTTTATCTTGATGCCTCCTTCGATCCAAAACCCAGTCACCATCACAACTAGTGGTATTGATATCAACGGTGAGTTAGATGTCAATTCGACGAATTACTTCCCAACTACTGGACACATTTTGGTTAAGGTGAATAATGGAATTTATGCTGGCACTACCTCCGTCTTTGTATACACTGGCAAGAATGCTACAACATTCACTGGTGTGACTAAAGTTAGAGGTGATGGTTTCCCATCAACTGGCGATGAGGTAATCCCATTTACAATTGACTAAATACAGTATAAATATAAATAACTCAGGCACAAACATAACGTCGGACAAAGAACACCATGGCTGCTATTATTTCTGATAAGTTTCGTATTTTTAACGCGAAGCAATTCCTAGAATCTCTAACAGAGGGACCATCCGCTGCTTCGGCAGAAAGAACAAGAATGTATTTCTTCGTGGGTCGTCCACAACCTTGGAGAGCATATCTTGAGATCTATTCAAAGGGTTCGACATCCTTTACCGTTGGCGATGAAGTGTATGTAGGAACATATGGTTCCACCACCTTCCGCGCAACCATTGCTGCTGTTTATGATAGTGCCCTCCTTCTGACCGACGTTTTTGGTAGCAACGGTGTTAACTCCACTCCTTCCCTAGCAGCTGACCTCAAGTGCCGTACTGGTGCAACAGGTGGTTCTGGTGGATCCGACACAGGTGCTACTGCAAAAGCAGGCATCTACCGTTATGCAACTGAGGATCTTCCCCCTCTTCCTCTAGATAACCAGACAGAAAAGGTAGCAATCTATGACGAACTAATTGCTGCTAAGCGTATTACTGATGCATTTGCAAGAACAGTAGTCCGTCGTTATAACTGGAACACCGCAGTCAACCCTAAGTTTGACATGTGGAAGCCTGATTATTCTGACACTCCTTCTGGTGGTGGTGCAATTGGTAAGTCTACCGCTACTGGTCAAACAAGTATTTCTGAAGCGAAGTTCTATGTAATGAACTCCAGATATGAAGTCTTCAAGTGCCTCTTCAACGGCGAAGATCCTTCTAACGCTACTGGTCAAAACGCAACCGAAGAACCAATCAAGGATGCAGCAAACTATGATGCTGCAAGTGGTATTTACACTGAGACCACTGGTGCTGGTTACGTTTGGAAGTATATGTACACCATCCCAACTGATGATGTCATTAAGTTCCTTTCTTCTGACTTCATGCCAATCGTTCTACCTACTGATGCATCCAGAATTGGTGTTGTAGGTCAGGTAGTTGACGGTGCAGTTGATGCTGTTGTCATCGAAGATGCTGGTACTGGTCTTCCTGCTTCTCAAACTCTATACTCTGGTATCAAGGGCGATGGTTCTGGTGGTGTTGTACAATTCGTTACTAACGGTTCTGGTACAATCACATCTGCTTCGATCCAAGCACGTGGATCGGGTTACACCTATGGTAACGTTCTTCTAGATAACGGCAACCTCTTCTCTGATGCTGGTCTAAGCAGCGGTGTTGCAACCCCAGGTGGTGCAAGCGGTGCTCTCGAAGTAATCATGCCTCCTCTAGGTGGTCATGGTTCGGACCATGAAACAGAACTCAACGGTAAGCGCGTGATGACCAACATCCGCCTCACCTATTCTGAAGGTTCTGGTGACTTCCCTGTTGATAACGACTTCCGTCGTATCGGTATTATTGCTGATCCTATCGAGCAAGGTTCTACCAACTTCATCACTGATGACACAGTTTCTGGTCTTAAGGCAGTGAAGATCACTGGTGCAACTGCTGATTACTCGATTGACGAGAAGATCCAACAGACTGTTGCTGGTGGTACAGCATATGGTACAGTTGTTTCTTGGACACTAGATGCAGGTTCTACAACCGCTGGTGTTCTTAAGTACATCCAAACCAATGATGCACACCTCGATGCTGGTGTTGTAAGACCATTTGCATCTTCTGCAAACCCAATCACTGGTGAAAGTTCTACTGCTTCTGGTAGCGTACAAACTGGTTACAATGGTTCCCTAGTTGGTTCTACTTTCGCTTCTGGTCTCGCACCTGCTGAAATCAAGAATAACTCTGGTGAAATCATCTACGTTGAAAACAGAAGACTAATCACTCGTGCTCCTGACCAGATTGAAGATATCAAACTTGTTATTGAATTCTGATTAAAATACATATTATTAAGTCCCCCGATCACTCGGGGGATTTTTTTTAACTCTACTAAATACTAGGGACTAGATACTAGCGATTTGGCGGAGTACAATGCCACAGAAGACTAACCTCAATGTAAATCCTTATTATGAGGACTTTGACGCGAGTAAGAATTTTTATAAGATTCTATTCCGTCCTGGTTACTCGATCCAAGGTAGGGAATTAACCCAAGTACAATCTATTCTCCAAAATCAATTAGAGAGTTTTGGTAAATATGCATTCAAGCAGGGCGAACAGGTAATCCCTGGTGAGGTAGGTCTTAATACGAAATTAGACTACGTTAAGTTATCTTCTGTTTCTGAGGTTGCAATCTCAGAAGGAGATAGTCTGGTATACAAAAAGTATGATATTTCGCAACTAGTCGGTCAGCAGTTAAGAGGTTTGACTTCTGGCGTTTTGGCGAATGTACTTGCTACAAAACTAGCAACAGAAGCAACCGCTGATACTATTTTTGTTAGTTATCTAAACAGTGGTAATTCTAACACAGAACCCACTTTTAGACAGGGTGAGACGCTAGAGGTAGTAAATGGTATCAATACACCCCTTCTAGTTGTTGGAACGGACGGTAGCGTCCTCCCAACTAGCATTGATGTTACTAATCCTGATACTGGAGAAACAACATCTTTAGAAAGTCCTGCAATGGGATTTGGTTCTGCTGTAAAAGTAGAAGAGGGTATCTATTTTGTTAATGGTTATTTTGTTCGTAACGATGAGCAACTCCTCGTTATTGACGAATATTACGACAAACCCTCCGCAAAAGTTGGATTTACAATTAAAGAAGAGATTGTAACACCTGAAGCAGATGTATCTCTATATGATAATGCAATTGGATCTTCCAACTACACCGCACCTGGAGCACATAGACTAAAGATTGGTCTAGAAATCAAAGAGTTTGCACTTGGTGCAATCACTGATAAGAATTTTATTCAACTACTCACGGTTAAGAGAGGAGTTGTACAGAGAAAAGTATCACCATCTGACTTCAGTGTTCTTGAGCAAACACTTGCTCGTAGAACATTTGATGAGAGTGGTGATTATGTTGTTGATAACTTTAGTGTTGATATGCGCGAGTGGGCGCAGAAAGACAACAACAAAGGCATTTATGGTGCTGATGAGTTTGGTCTATACAATGGATACACTGCTAGTGAAGCTTCCAGAAAAATGGTTGCTAGCATTGGTCCTGGTAAGGCATATGTTAAAGGATATGAAATTGTCAATAAAGAAACTAAGTATCTTGAGATCAACAAAGCAAGAGAAAGTCTTTCTAGTGACAATGTAACTCTCAAAACAAGAGGTCTACCATCTCTCAACGTTACTAATGTATATGGTAGTATTCCTCTAAACAAAGAAGGTTCTGATCTAACTGCATATCCTGATGTATTCCTATATCAAACATTCACAGATGGATCTATCGGTCTAAATGGAACTGAAGGATCAACAGATCACAGACAAACTATTGCTAGAAGAGGTCTTTCCTTCACTCCAAATGATGCAATCAGAACTATTACTATTAAAGTAAATGGTTTGAATGGTCAACCAACACTAGGTTCCATCACTGATGCAAACTTCCAAACTGATTATGGTGAAATCTATTTCATTAAGACAAGACTTGATAATGGTTTTGGTCAGAGTGTTGGTTCTGTAAAGACACTATCTTTTGCTACAATCAACAGACCAGGCATTGATAGCAACGTAAACCAGCAGTTCCTAGAATTGACTGTGTTTGGTAACAAGGCAGAGATTGAAAATCTTTTGATTGATTATGATGATAGTGATCCTACCAAGAAGAGAACACTATTCCTCAGTGAAAATGATGCACTATCACAAGCAGATCCATTCCCATACTGGGGTGAGATCGTAGACTACAGAAATTCTATCACACCTGTTATTGGTAAGGTAAAACCAAGCAATTTCTCACTAGAGCAAAGAGGTGCTGGTTTCAATTCTGATAGCGATATCATTCTATCTAAAGGTCGTCTTGCAGGTGGTGCAGCGACATATAATAGTATTTTCAAATTTGCGTATTTTGATCCTCAGTTCTTCACCAAGATCCTACTAGAATCTGAACCAACTCCTGCTGCATTTGAAGAAGGTAAATATATCTTCGGTCTAGACAGTGGTGCATATGGTGTTATTGAAGGTACAGCATCTGGTGTATATTCCACAGATAATCAACTCTTCGTTAAGACACTATCTGGTGAATTTAAATCTGGTGAAACAATTAGATCTGAAAGTGGTGAGACTGTAAAAGTTGCAAAAGACAATACTATTTCCCACTTCATCACTCTCAAGAGAGGATCTGGATATACTAGCGGTGCAACTGTTCAATTGAATGGTGTTACTTACGATTCTTCTAAACTAGACGCAGTTGTATATGGTTCTGCTGTCTATAAAGTTGACATCAATAATAGAAATGCTCTAAGAAATATTGAGTTCTCTCAACCACCTGAAGTTGTAATTGCTGGTTCTGGTGATAGTTCTGGTGCTGCTGAAGTTCGTGCAGTTCTATTCAGAAATAGTGTAACAACATACACACCAAATAATGTTAAGTCTATTGGTTCTTCTTATGGATCTGGTGGTGGTAACAAGTTTAGTGGTGATCTAGTAGTAGATAATCAGGAATACTCTGAGATTTCTAATGTAACAGACTTTACGTTCTTTGGAACTAAAGGCACGATGTTTGTAGAATCTACAAGTTTCAGTGCAAACGCTGCTGGTCTACTTCTTCCTGGCGATCTTGTTCAGTTCTCTGATGATGACAATAATCTAGTCAGAGCTCTCGTAGAATATGCTACAACTCCTGCTGGATCTGCTAAGACTAGAATTTATCTAGATACTGCTCTTCCTGGCAATGTTACTAACACAAGTATTGTAAGATTGCGTCCAAAGAGTGTCAATACTACAAGTGGCACACTATTGTTCCCAACAGGTAGCAAACAAGTAGAAAAGATCTCTGCTGGTGGTGACGATACTAAGATTAAGTATTACTTCCGTAGAGATTTTGTTACTACTGCTTCTTCTAGTGGTGGTCTAATTACATTTGCTGCACAGTTGCCATTCGGTACACAAAGATTTGCTGCATTTACTGAAGCAAATTATATTGTAACTGTACTTGACCCAGGTGATGCACCTAACATCGCCAAGGGAGATATCATTTATATTCCCGAAGATTCTGTATCTATTACTTCTGCTACAGATACTGCTAGTGGTCTAACATCTGGATCTATTAGTCTAGCATTGAGCGAAGGTTACTTTGGTACTATTCCTAGCAATGGTGACTTCCCTAAACTCAAGTTGACTGCAACTCTAGAAGTATCTAACGCAAAACCAAGACTTAAGACTGCTGTAAGAAACAAGAGAATTGTTGTTACTGCATCTGGTGACCGCGTTATTCCTTTGAGAGGAACAGATTATGATACAGAGGTTATTGAAACTCTATCATACTCTGACGTATTCAAACTCAGATATGTTTATGAAGGTACTCCATCTCAACCACCTGAGGTTGATACTGCTGGTAACCTAGTGTCTGGTACAGATGTAACATCCAGATATACTTTTGATGATGGTCAGAGAGATACCATTTATGAGGTATCTAGAATTGTCCTAAAACCTGGATTTGAATCTGCTGGTGGTCAACTTGTTATTGCATTTGATTACTTCCAGCAATCTCAAGGAGACTTCGTTACTATTGACAGTTATCTACATGAAGCAGGTGTTACTGAAGACGAAATTCCTTCTTTCAACTCTGCAGTTCTAGGTAACATTGAACTTAAGAACGTAATTGACTTCAGACCAAAGGTTGATGTCAATGCTATCATCCCAGGTTATCTCGATAAGTCTCTACTAGAAGTAACCGAAGGATCTTTTGCAGGCAATGGATCTGTTATTGCTAGCACCCCTGCTCCTGATTCTAATCTTGAGTATACATTCTCATTCAGTCAGGTTCAATATCTTGATCGTATTGATGGTGTGTTCTTGACACAAAAGGGTGACTTTGTTGTGAAGGAGGGTAATTCTTCTTTGAACCCAACAAAGCCAGATCCAATTGAAGATGCAGTCGCTCTCTTTTATGCATATATTCCTGCATATACAAAGACAAGCAAAGATGTGAGAATTACCCCCGTTGACAATAGACGCTACACAATGCGTGATATTGGTAAACTGGAGAAACGCATTGAACGTCTTGAATATTATACCACACTCAGCATTCTTGAGCAACAAGCTCTCAATATGCAGGTCAAGGATAGTGTTGGTCTAGACAGATTTAAGTCTGGTTTCTTTGTTGATAACTTTGAAGCACACAGAGGCAATCTCAAGTCTTTGGATCATGTATGTGCTATTGATCCTCAACAGTCTGTATTGCGTCCACAATCTAAAGAAGATAGTATTTCTCTTGTAGAAATTAATACTAGAGAAGATCAGAGAGCAGTTTCTGGTTATAAGAAAACAGGAAGTCTTGTATCTCTACCATATACAGATCTAGAACTACTAGGTAATCCATCTGCATCTAAAGAACTCAATCCAAATCCATTCGTTGTTCTACAATACGTTGGTGATGGTGAAGTTTCTCCTTCTATTGATCAGTGGTATGATCAAACAGAAGAACCAATCATCGTAGATACAAACACAACTCTATTCAACATTTTCTTAGCAAAAGATAGTGTTGAGGAAGCGTTCTCTAGTATCCACAACTCTTTTGTTGTTAACTGGGTTGGAACAGCACCTTCCTTTACTGCAATTAATTCTCTTGGTGAAATCAATACTCAGCAAGCAAATGCAACTGTAGAAAGTGCTGCTATCTCTAGTTCTTCCAACATCAGTCCTCAAAACAATGATATTGGTAAAGGTGTTCAATCTAAGACAGTCAATGGCAATATTGTTTCTACTGCTTTGTCATTCTATGCAAGAAGCACCCCTGTCAAGTTTGTAATCAGAAGAATGAAACCCAATACAAGGATGTATGTATTCCTTGAGGGTAGAAAAATTGATCGTTGGGTAAACCCAGACCTAAGATTTACTGGTATTGCTGGTAACTCTTTGTCTGCATTCAACGGTCCTATCACAACTGATGAGTATGGTAATGCTTCTGGTCTAATCATTCTTCCTGCTGGTTATCCACCACTAGAGAATGCAACATGGACTGGTGATATCGATACAGTTGGATATGATACAGATGCTGAAGAAGTATCAATCACTTCTGGTATTCTAACATTCAGATTTACATCCAGTTCTTCAAATAAAGCAAAAGAAGATGTAGATAGCTATACTGAAGTTAAGTATTATGCTACTGGTGTCCTGCCAGAAAATCCTTCTAGCATTGTATCTACAAGACCTTCTTACTTTAAGTCTAACGAAGGTGTTCAGTTGATCGAAAGCAATACTGATAATCCTGTAAGACCTAATCCACTTGCACAAACCTTTAAGGTTGAGAACCTAGAGGGCGGATGCTTTATTACTGGTCTAGATCTATTCTTCAGCAAGAAGAGTACAAATGTACCAATCAAAACATATATCACTAATGTAGATGCAGAAAAACCAGGAAAGAACATTGTTCCTGGATCCGAGAAAACACTACCACCAAACACTTTCCTCAAGTGCTATGCAAACGGTGATGTTGCTGTTTACAAAGGTGAGAATGTAACTGGTTTATCTTCTGCTGCTTCAGGTCCTATTCTACAAATCTTTGACAAGAACAATGTAGAACTAGTTGCAACTGCATCTGGTAAGTATAGTCTGACTAATGAGCAAGTATACACTGTTGTTCTTAGCAACCATAACGGTAAATCTTTTGTGCAGAATGAAGATCTATCAATTCCTTCTGTCACATTATCAAATGCTACGGACGGCACTAATCTAAAACTAACAATTGCAAAAGACAGTGGTAAGTTGTCTGATATCAAGGTGACAAACCCTGGTCAAAATTATGACAGTGCAATTCTAACTATTGAAAGTCCACAACTTCCTGGTGGTTCTACTGCAACAGCAAGAGTAGAAGTTTCTGGTGGTAAAATTTACAACACTGAGATTTCTCTAAGTGGTTTTGGTTATACTGAACCACCTTCTGTTGTTGTCAAAGGTATTGGTAATGGTGCAGGTGGATGTGAAATCCAAACCTTTATTGAGATTGACACACCTGCAGTAAGAATGGGTGTTTCAATCGACAGAGAGGGTGTTACAAAATCTACCACACCAACAAACTTTAAGTTTGATTATCCTGTATATCTACAAAATGATACAGAGTATGCTCTAGTTGTAGAGACAGATTCTACTGACTACAAACTCTGGGCGTCTAGACTAGGTGAGACTGATATTGCTACAAGCACTGTTATCACCACACAACCTGCTCTAGGTTCTGTTTACAAGTCTCAAAATACTGAGAGTTGGCAAGAAGATATCTTTGAAGATCTAAAATTCAAGATGTATCGTGCAGAGTTTGATATCACAAGACCTGCTACACTGAAACTCAAGAATAAGTCTCTTGGTTATGAGTTACTCAAATCAAATCCATTTGAAACTAATGCTAGTGCAAATAGCAATGCAAATTCATTGCTATTCAAGAACAACAACGGCATCTTAAAAGTTTCTCATAGAGACAATGGTTTTGAAGACAGTGGTAAATCTTACGTTTACTACAGAAGTGCTAAAGAAACAGGTGGTATCACATCTGCTGCTTTGAATAGCACACTCTTCCAAATCACCAACAGTGGTATTGATACTTACAATATTACTTCTGTTACTGATGCTTCTGCAAACTCTTTTGGTGGTGGCGATAATGTTTATGCCACTTACAATAGAAAGTTTGAAACTCTATATCCACAAGTAGGATATCTATCATTCACTGGCACTAAGTTAGAATGTTCTGTTAAGACAACTGATGTAATCCCTGTAGATTCTGCTACTACAAATTACAACTCTTACGATCAATCAGCATTTGAGAGAGCGTTCTTAAATGAACCACAATATTTCACAAATCAGAAGATGATTGCTTCTGATATTAATGAAACTCTCAATAATATTACTGAGGGTTCCCTACAGTATCAGATGGTTATTTCTTCTACAGTAAGTCATCTATCTCCAGTAGTTGATCTAGGAAATGCTACTGTTAAAACCTCTAGCAGCAGAATTGAAAATGCTTCTGGTAAAGAAAATAGATTTGGTAGAAGAGATCAGGTTGTTAAGTTCTATCCAATCTATCAATTCCAACTTGCTGGTGGAACAGAAATCCAAGCAAACCAGACTATTCAAGGTCAAACAACCAAGGCATCTGGTACTATTGCTAGAATAAATGGTGCTGTTGTATATGTCAAGGTCAAGACGCAGCAGTTCTTCCAAAAAGGAGAAACTGTTACTCTTGGAAACCAACTAAGTCAGACTTCAGTTACTGTAGATTCTAATCCATCTGAACTATTATTTGATATTAATGATGGTGCTACAATCATTGCACGTAACCCATCTAATACTGCTCAGACTTACGACAATAAGATTACTGGTAAAGCAGTTATCTGGAATAGCAAGACACAAGAACTCAGAGTTAGAACTGATGTTCAACCTCTAGCAAATGACTACACTGGAAGAATTGTAGACAATGCATTGTTCTCTAGAAACTCTGTAGTTGCGGATCAAGTTGCTGATATCTTTAGAGTTGGTGATATTATTTCTTATCCTAATCAACCTGCTGAAGAAGCTGGATATCTAGAAGTAGGAACTTTGACATACTCTAATGGTATTGACTTCGTTGCAGAAGATACTTCCAAGAACAGTTCTTCTGTTGCTAAGTATGTAACTAAGGAAATCGGTATCAGTAATCCTGGAACATCTATTGATGTTAGACTAACAGTTAATGTAAAAGAAACTGAGAACATCAGAGTTCTTTACAGAATTAAGAAAGCGTCTAGTCAGGAGAACTTTGATGATATTGATTGGGTATACTTCAATACAGATGGTTCACCAGATGTACTAGAACTTGCGACTAGCGAGAATAGCATCTCTGGTACTGTTGAAAAGCAATCTTCTTATCAAGAATTCAAGTACAGTGTCTCTGATCTACCTGAATTCTCCTCGTTTGGAGTGAAGATTGTTATGAAGTCCGTAGACCCAGCATTCGCTCCTAAGGTCCAAGACATTCGCGCTGTTGCATCCTTCTGATTTTCCGCGCATGAAGCATATCAAGGTTGAAGGGCATGATGGTCTCGTAAGAGACAAAAACACAGGTGCCATCATCAATTTGGACGATTCTGCAATAGCTGCAAGGAGGAAATCTTTGCAGCTAGGTTCCGCGTTAGAGGACATAAATACATTGAAGAATGAAGTCTCTGAAATAAAGTCCCTTCTGCGCGAGTTAATCAAAAATGCCAGCAATTAATGTAGCACGTACTGATACCTTTGAACAGCAAAGGGTCAAAATTAATGAGATCAGTACACAAATTTTCAACGTTGCACAGGGCGGTAGTGACCTATCGACTGGCATCTTAAAACTGGGTGATGGTAGCATCACCTCTCCAAGTTTAGCATATACAAACGACGAAGACCTAGGTCTCTACAAAGTAGAAGTAGGAACTCTTGGTGTCGTTGGTGGCGGTAAAAAATATGCTGACTTTACACCAACTGGATACAAAACTTATGGTGATAGTTTTGTACAAAAGAATTTTCTAACAACTGCTGATATTTCAGTAACTAGTCCTGGTTCTTTATATGAGGCAGGAACATATAACGATATTCTTCTAACAGGTGGTACTGGTAGAAATGCTGCTGCTACTATTGAGGTTCTATCATTCATAGGTAGCATCACTAATGCTGGTGCTGGTATGGTAGCAGGAACTTATTCTGCCGTCAATTTACTAGGTGGAACTGGATCTGGAACAACAGCAAACATTACTATTCTCCCTATTGCTGGAACGATCACTGCAAATGGTTCTGGGTATGAAGATGGTAGTTATGATGATGTTGGACTGTCGGGTGGCACAGGTACAGGTGCTGTTGCGTCTATTACAGTAGACCAAGGACAAGTAACAATCGTAACCATTACTAACAGTGGAACTGGTTATTCAAATGCGGATAATCTGGTTCCAATCAATGCTGATATGGAATATCAGGATGAGAATGATGTAACACAAACTAGTGGTGGTTCTGGTGCTGTATTTACAGTTAACAACAATCCTGGATCTGTTGACACTGAGAATTTTAGTTTTGCTGGTTATGGAACTGGATATACAGTTGGTGATGTTTTAACTTTACCTACCCCATATACTTTCAGTGCGACAATTGATTCGGAAGATGGAAATCCACTTAGCCAGGTTAATATTACAGCAACCGATGCATTAAATCTTGTAGATGGTTCTCCAATTACTGCTACTGGAACTGGTGCTCTTGCTGCCAATACTACAGTTGCTAATGTACAATTTAACGCAGACACCCAGCAGTGGTCAATGTCTTTGTCAGATACACCAACTACAGCTGGTTCTGCTACATTTACTGCTGTTCCACCATATGGCAACCAGAGTGTAGCATTTAACTATACCATCAGTTCTCTAGGTGCTATCAATACAGTTACCATTTCTAATGGTGGTGTTGGTTATTTTGAAGGTGACACTCTTGGAGTTGATCCTGCAGATCTGGTACAAGATATCGTATATGCTGTAACATCTATTGATGGTGTTAAATTATCATTCACAGCAGCATTGGGTGCTTTCACAACATCGAATACGATCAGAACTTATGGTGGTGCTATTGAATCTGCTGATATCGTAACACCAGGCACAGGAGGATCCGAAGGAGTAGTCACTGGAGTTTCTTTTTCTGGTGGTACTGGAACTGGCGCTGTTGCTGATGTAGACATCGATGACCAAGGTGAGGTAGCTGCAGTTAACTTTACATCTGGAGGTTATGGATATACTGCAAATGATAATCTCACTGCAAACGTACCTGGAACATCTGGAACTACAACCGTTACAGCATCTGGGGTAAGTGATGCTGGCACAGATCAAGTTATCTATGAGGTTCTAGATGATGGATCTCAAATTACTGGTGTTATTGCCAGCAATGATAACTACTCAGCAGGTCAGGTTGTAAGAACTAGCAACAGTGCAAATCCACTAACTCTAACTGCTGCAGAAAGTAATCTCAAATTCTTGATAGATGGAGCTTATATTCCAGATCTAACACTATATGTTGGTAACACATATGTCTTCAATTATGAAGGAAGTCATGTATTTGCTCTAAGTGAATTTAGAGACGGTCCTTTCTCTCCAAGTTTGGTGGAGAATGTAACAGCAACTCTATCTTCTGGAAATACAATTCTATCTGTTTCTAGTTCTACTGGCATTCAGGTTGGAATGCAAGTTCTCTACATCAGCGGAACTGACGCAATTCCTGCAGGAACCACAGTCATTGCAGTTCCTAACTCATCCTCTGTTCAACTTAGTGCAGCACCAACTGCTGCTGGTAGTGCCATTCTAAACTTTGGTGGTACTGAATATACACAGGGTGTTACGAGAACAGGTAACTCTGCGGAATTCAAAGTAACAGAAACTACAGCATCTCCTCTTTATTATTATTGTACGATCCACCCTAATATGGGCGGTGAAGATAATTTGGAAGCAGTTATCACTATTGATCCAAATAACCCAAGAGTATTTGGTTCTGGTGCTTCTATTTCCGTAACTTCAGTACAAACATTAAATTTGATTGAGACTGATGTTGCAACTGATCTTGTTACTATTCCAACTCTAACGAGCACTACGATTAACGCAACAAACGTTAATCTTGCTGCTGCTGGTGCTCTTACAGCGACAACTATTAATGGTAGTAATATTAATGCATCGGCAATCGCAACTCTTGCAACAGCACCAAACCTAACTATTACTGCTGCTGGTAGTCTAACTCTTGGTGGTACTGATCTTGCGATTAATGATGATATTACCATTGATACTGATGGTAATCTAGATAGCACTGGTTATATCAAGACAACTTCTCTGATTGAAGTCAATGAGAAGACAAGAATTTCTGAAAATGTTATTTCTTCTATTAATGGTGAAGAACTAACTCTTACTCCTGATGCATCGACAAGTCAAAACGTAAGAGTTTCTGCTGCAACGTCTATTATTATTCCTTCAGGTGATAGTGCAGCAAGACCCAACTTCCCTGTTGCAACTGATGGTAATGGTGCTATTCGTTTCAACACTGAGACTAATCAATATGAGGGTTACAGTGGTGCTAACCAGTCCTGGTCTTCCTTGGGTGGTGTTCGTGACCTAGACGGTAACACATATATCCTAGCAGAACAAACTGTTGGCGCAAACGATAACACGTTGTGGTTCTACAACAACGCTGTTAATACAATGAAGTTCTCTCCATTCCACATGGAGTTCCAGAACGTTAAGAAGATGCGTTCTAACAACGTTGCTGCACCAGCATATGTCAACTGGACTGCTAATACACCTGTACTAGTTGGTGCGTATCTCAAGTGGAAGAATGACATCTATGAAGTAATGGTAGCAGGTGTTACCGCAACTTCTGGTTCTGAACCAGGAGATACTTCTGGAAATAACTTTACCAACGGATCTGCAACTCTACGTTGGGTATACACAGCAGTAGACGCAATCACTGTTGAAGAAACATCTGAATTTAGAATTGATCCTCTAGGTCTTACAGATTTTGTTGTCAACGGTGAACTCCGTATGAGCAACAATGCAATCTCTACAGACGTTAACGATTTAATTATCAGACCTAACGCTGGAAAGAGAGTTGAAATTGATGCAACATCTACTCTTGTTCTACCTGTTGGTGGTACTAGTGATAGAGGTGCTGAAGCACAAGGTGCTATTAGATTTAACTCAACTGACAGTCAATTTGAGGGATATGATGGAAATAACTGGGGTTCTCTCGGTGGCGTCAAAGACGTTGACCAAAATACTTACATTATCCCAGAGACTGCTCCTGGTGCCAATGAGAACGTTCTGTTCTTCTATAATGATGGCAACAACACAATGCAGCTCACAACGCAAGCATTGGATTTCTACAGCATTGATACTATCAGATCAGTAACATCTGATGAATTAGAAGTTACCGCTTCGCTACTCACAATTGATAGTGCTGCAACTACTCTTGACAATACTGTAGCAGATACTACTTTCCTACATTCAAGTAAAGCAAAGTTTGATATTGGTATCTCTGCTGGTATTACAATTGATCCAGTTATCAGACTTACTAGTGATGGTGATGTTGGATTTAACACTGGATTTGGTGGAGGTAATTTCACAGGACTAACTCTACTTAAGAATGATCTTAAGACTGTTGAACTGGAAGATTGTATTATTAGATCTCAAGATTATAGTCTAGTCAAAGGAACAACAGATCAAGGAAATTCTGTTATTTACTCTAGCACAACATCATGTGCTGCTAAGACAACAGTCTGTGCAATAAATACCAACAGCGGAGATAGAGAATTCATTGAATTCGCTATGACTGACGATGGCACTGATGTGTATCATACAGAATATGGTAACCTCAGAACAGGTATCAAACTATTTGATGCTACTGTTGAGTATGTTCCCGCTACAAATGAGGTAAGGATTAATACTGTTCTAAGTGCAGATGTTCCTGATACCAACACTGTTACATTCACATTTGTTTCCCACGTAACTAAGAAGTAAAAATGGCAACTACAATAGAAAATTTTGATTCCGTTGGTGGTTTTTCTATCGATAAAACTACGGTTGTCGATGAGTTGCGAAACGGAAAAGATTTTAACAGCTTTGAACTTAAAAATTCATCGTATACTGATAGCTCTTGTACACAGTACATATTAAGGGGTATTAACACCGCTGTCCTTCAGTTGGACAATAATGGTACGTTGATTGATATTGGTAACAACACAATTAATTTTATCACTGGAAATATTATTGCAGTAAATCCTCTCGGTCAGATTTACAATGCTAAATTGGAAACAGCATTGTTCTGTAATGCATCTGGAGCAACATCACTGCTATCAACGTTGACTACTGTTATCAAAGATGATATTCCCAATGGACAAACTTGGAATATCGATCCTCTTGGTGGTACAAACACATTTAGCTATAATACTACCAGAGCAGGTACAACCAACACAATTAAGTGGATTGCACAAACTCAAGTTATAAGTATCGACTGGGCTTGATGCTAAATATAAGATAGGAAAAAAGTCAAGGGCACGGGAACACCATGAGTTTTCAGATTAATTCCGATAAAGAGTTTATCAAGGGTGGAAAACCCGCTTTTATCGGTGAAAATGAATTCACAATTCGTAGCGGCGCGGGTGCGGATGAACGAGAAGTTCTACGAACTCAACTAGACGATGCTACAAATTTGCCCCGTGTTGGTATTAACAGAACGGGCGAAAGGATCAATAACATTGATGTTGTCACAGGTGGTACTGGTTATACTACACCACCTTCTGTAACGGTTGGACCACCACAATTAGTTGGTGGCACACAAGCACTAGCATCTGCTTTTATTTTCAATGGCAGAGTTGTAAGTATTGCAGTTAATGATCCTGGTAGTGGATATAGCTCAGCACCACAAGTTACAATTACTGGTGGTAATGGTAGTGGTGCAGAAGGTACTGCAGTTCTTGACACGGTTGACTTTGAACTTGATATTAACGGTGCTATTAGAACCTCTACGTCGATTATTTCCGACACGGCGAGAATTCTAAACCTGGATATTGACAACTTTGTTACTCCAGACGCAAACTTTAGAGGTCCAAACCTCAAAACATATGCGAATAACACGGGTATTCCGTGGTCTTCAAACGTTATTCTTCAAAAAGATAGTTACCGTTATTTCGGTAACAACATGTATCAGGCGCTAAACAGCGGACAAACAGGTGACACTGCTCCTGAACATAAAGATGGCGTAGTCCTCAATGGAGAGGTTAACTTTAAGCATATTGGTTTCAGAGTAGAAGATCCAAATGCATTCAAATATAACGATACTGGAGATTCTGGTGTATTCCCAAGATCTATTACACCACTACTAGGTGATAGATCTGATAAGATTGCAACCACAGAATATGTTCTAAACCTAGCAACGAATGACGTTGGTGGTAGAATTTATGTTTCGTCTCAGATTGGTTCTGACTTGAACGATGGTCGTTCGGCAGTTAACCCAGTTAGAACGATTAAGAAAGCAGCGCAGTTAGCGTGGGCAACTCCTGGTGTTAAAGAAACACTGATCGTCTCTGGTGGTGATTATGTAGAAGATAACCCAATCTCTCTACCACCTGATGCATCTGTTGTTGGTGACAACCTTCGTCTGGTAATTATCAGACCTAATAACCCAGGTAAGCACATCTTTAAGTTTGGTGATAAGAACTACGTTACTGGTGTTACTTACAGAGATAAGATTGATTCCAATGGAGACGCAGTTTCCACTTGGGACTTTGCTATGGTCTTTGACGACAAACAGCAAATCCAAGTTGACTATGATGCTAATGGTGATTTTGGAACTACATTCCCAATTGGTCATCAAATCTTTGGACCAGAACAGTTCCGTGTTACATTCCAACAGAACACAGGTTTACAAGGACTTGTTAGTGGTCTAACAGTTGTTGGTGTTAACACTGGTGCTAGAGCAAATATTGTTGATGTAGCATTCGCTGAGACTACTGGTGCTAGTGCATACATTAGTGGTACTATTGATGTAAGACTATCCAGTGGTTCTTTCGTTGCTGGTGAACAATTTAGATATATCACCTCTGCTTCTAGAGGTTCTGATATTGGTGGTGATGTTGGTAATGGTGCGTCTCAGGTCACTGGTTCTACAGATGCTAATACAATTAGAGCGTATCAAAGTCCTCTAACTGAAATTCCACCTGGCACAAAAATTGAAATTGCAACTACTGGTGGTGTTTCTATTGGTTTCTACGAAGTTGCATCTATCAATAGTGACAACTCTCCTACTTATTGGGATGTTCTACTTGTACCAATTCTGAATAGTCCAACAATTCCAGAAAATGGAACTGGGACATCATATAACATTTACTCATCATCTGTTACTGAGTTCACATTTGACAGTACCGATCTCAAGTCGATCAGAGCAGAAGGTGAAGTTGTATCTGTTGATGAAGATATCACTACAACTGTACCTATTGTAAGAATTGACTTCTCACAGCAAGGTCAAGCAGCAGTTGCTACTGGCGGTTTCCAAAATGCACAGTTTGGTAACGCAGAAGATCTTGGTGGTATTGTATTCTACACCAACGAACTAGTTGGTAGACAAAACACTCACAACTTTAAAGAAGGTCAAGAGATTGAAATCTCTGGTCTTTCTACTGTTTCTCCTGACCTATCATTCTTGATGGGTAAGCAGAGAATTTATAAAGTTATTGAAGATGCTGATGGTCGTTCTAGAAGATTTGTTATTCCAAAGAAGGCAGCTTCTCTAACAAATGCTAACTATGACCCAGGTCAGTTTGCAGTAGCAAAGTCTTATACAAAGACTGTTACTCTATCGCTACTCAACTCTCCAAACAAATTCCCAGTTTCTTCTCCTGTTGATAGAAGATATCAAGATGCTGTTACTTTCATCCGTAACAACAGAGACTTCATTGCTGATGAAGTTGTAGGAAAAGTAAATGCAGAGTTTGCTAAGTATTACTATTCTGTCTATGATCTAGACAGCACTGCAAAAACTTTCAAGGTATTCCTCGGTGCATCCACTTTCGAGCATACTTATGTAAGTGGTGGTACAGTAACATATGGTGGAAATTCTTACAACATTACAAATTTTGTATATGATAACACCGTAACTGGTGAAGCAACTATTACTACAGCTGTTGCAATTCCTGCTTTAGAAGATGAAACAGTAAGACTTGATAACATTCTAGTAGAATGTTCTAATGGTCAGAAACTATATCCAAGTTTCAGTATTCCAGTAGACGACGATCAGTGCCGTCAAGATATTGTTCACTTCTTGAATGCATTATGTCGTGACCTTGAATTTGGTTCTAACCACAACATTATTGAAGCAGGTGAGAAGTATATTGTTGGTGCAAAGATTGGTCTTGTAGATAACGAGATCATTCAAACCGTTCGTGCGATGGAATATGCTAGAGAACTAGCAGTCTTCGCAATGTGTAACTGGAGAACTGGAACCAGAATTCCTACTGAACCAATTTACACTCCTGTATATTCTAGCATCACAAGATATTTTGATGATAGTGTAATTACTTCTACTGCTCCAGATCCACAAACTGGTGTTGCTTGTGCAAACGTAGAAAGTGCAATCAATACACTAACATATTTGTTCATTGATGTTGTTGCAAATGACACATCTGGAACATATCTAGATGCTGCATACTTGATTGCAAGGAACAAAGATCTTATTGCAGATCAGGCATACAAGGATGCTATTGCAGCATATCCTTCTCTAGGTCTAAACAATATTGATGAGAGAAAGTGCCGTAGAGATATTGGTTACATCCTCAAGGGTCTAACAAGAGACTTGGCACTTGGTGGTAACGCTGGTATTCTAACACAAGCAGAGGCATACTACAGTGGTGCTGCACTAACTGGTATTCCTGCTGGAGAGATTGGTGCCACAAGATATGCATTCACTCAAGTTGCACGTTATGCAACCGCTGCGATGCGTAACTGGACAACGGGTAACTATATTGACCTAACACCAACCACCGCAACATACGATCCTGCAAATGGTACGGTAACTGTAACGTTCCCAACTCCAACTCAGGGCGCACCTACTACCAATGACAGAATTGCATTTACAGAAGGTGCTCTAACTTTCAGTTGTACTGACAATGGTGGCGGTAGTCACGCATCTCCAGAAAGATTTGATTCTAACTTCGGTAAAGACTATGCTATCACAAATGTAAATACCTCTGGTGGTAGCACTACAGTAACTTGCACAGTTCCAACTGGCGGAACAGCACAGTCTGCTCACTCTTTTGTAAGTGCAAAGACTGATGGAACAATCATCATCTATGACACTGTAGATACAACATCTGATATTCCTAAGTTTGTTGATTGGAACATCCTAGTAGATCCTGGTTCTGCCCCTCTACAACTAATCACTCCAACTGACGCAACATACAACCCTGCAAACGGTGATTTCACAATCACTACTGCAACTGCTCATGGATTGTCTACAAACGAAGCATTAAGACTTGCACCAGAATCGTTTGTATTCACCTGTGCAATGGACAGCAACAGGTCTGAGCATTATTTACCTGCGGTTGGACAACCAGCATATGGCAATACTCTTGCTATCACTGGAACTACAACAAATACTATTACAGTAAACGTTGGTGCATCTGCTGCTGATCAGCAATTTACACCAACTAGTGCATCATATGATCCCGCAACTGGTTTGCTGGACATCACAATTGGTACACACAATCTGGGTGTTGGTGAAGGCATCGTTCTATCTGACGGTGCATTGAGCTTCACCTGTGCAATGGATAACTTTGATGCAGTCAAGAGTTATCCTCGTTCTGGTATTGATCCATACTCTGGCAGATCTATGCCAATCGTATCTAGAACAGATACGACAATTACTCTAAATGTAGGCAAGTCTGGTCCTAACAAGTATTTCACACCAACAGGTGCTACCTATGATCCAACAACTGGTATCATGGAAGTCACAGTTGGACAGCATGGTTTGGGTGTTGGACGTGGCGTTGTTCTAGAAGACAACTCCTTCACCTTCACTTGCCTAACTGATCCTAGCGATCCTAAGACATATCCACGTCCTGGACAAGATCCATTTGCTGGTAAGTCTATTGCTATCCAAAGTGTTGGTTCTACATCACATACTATTACTGATGCAGATTATGATCCTGCTCTAGGAGAGATCACTTTTACCCTAGCAGGTCATGGATGGTCTAATGGTGATTATATCAAAATTGATGATGGTGCTCTAACATTTACTTGCACTCTAGACAACAACGTAACTCAGCATACATATCCACGTAATTACGAATATGCAAGTGGCAGATGGTTTGCTATTTCTGATGTAACTACTGATACTTTCAAGATTACTGGTCTACCAATTCCTAGAGATACATCTACACATACATTTGTTTCTGCTGCTGCAGGCAGTGTCAAGCGTCAAGATGGAACCTTCACGCTTCAAGTTGGTACATCTTCTGATACTTCGGCACATACATTTGTAAGTGCTACTGCTAATGCAATCAAGCATGAACCACAGTCTACTCATGTATACCAAGGTTCTCTAGCAAACTCGGTCAAGCATCTTCCACAGTCTGCACATACATTCAAGCGTACTGACGACAATTCAGTTGCAGCATATGCATCTATTGGTGGTGCTCCTGCATGTGCAAACGTTGCTGCTACCATTGATACTGAAATGGATCTGCTTGACAGCATCCTTCAGTATGCTACTGATCCTACAAATGGTACAGAACCTGGATCTACAACTTATAACTACGGTACTCTATTCGATACCACTGAGATCAGAACATATCCTGATAGTTTTGCTTATGATCAAAATAATCAGAGAGTTGCTATTCGCGGCGACTTTGATGACTTCCCAATCATTGAAGCATCACCATACACTCAGAACGCATCTGTTATCTCCTTCTTAGGTGGTGGCGGTGCTCTAATTGACGGTTCTAAGGTCAAGCAACCTAACTGTCCTTTCCCTGGTCTAGAACTAGACGGAACAGCATCGTTCCCGAACCAAGGTAAGTCGATGGTTGCTGCGGCATTCACGATTGTCTCCTTTGGTGGTACAGGTTATAAGGTTATCAACGATGGTTACACTCAGTTGGTTTCGGTCTTCGTTATCTTCTGTGCTGATGGTGTCTTCTGTGAAAGTGGTGGTTATGCATCTATTACCAACTCTGCTACTAACTTCGGTCAATTTGCACTTAGAGCAAATGGATATAGAGAAGAATGCTACAGCTTTGACCAAGCGACTATTACCAACGTTTCTTCTACACCAACTGGTAGAACTATTCTAACAGTTAGTGGTCTTGGTAGAGAACCTCTTGAGCACTACATTGCTAAGATTGACGGATATAGAAACACCAACGAAGATATTGAATACTTCATTGATGCAATCACTGGTGTTACTGTTGGTCCTCCTTTCGCTGCACAACTTACATTTGATAATGGTACTGGAGATCCTATGGATCTTACAGACATTTCAACTGGTCAGGCAGTTTCTACATCTTCTCTGCAAGGTGCAACAATCAAACTACACAGACCATCGATTGTTAACTCCTCCTCTCACACCTGGGAATTCGCAGGTTCTGGTACTAACTACCTAGCACTACCAGAAAACGGTGGTACTAAGGTTGAAGCAAATGAGCAAGTATCTGAACTTTATGGTCGTGTTTATGTCTCTGGTACTGACGAACTAGGTGACTTTAAGGTTGGTACATTCGCTAAGATTGAAAACAGAACTGGTGCTATTACCTTTACTGGTACTGTTACTATCTCTGAAGTTGAATTCTTGAAACTGAAGGGTGGCGACGTTGTTGTTACTGGTTTCGACGCATCCAACACACTTGGTGGTGCTAACTCTTCTGACAGTAAGATCCCAACTCAGAAGGCGGTTAAGGACTTCATCACTAACAACCTTGGACCTTACATCAACAAACCATACTCTACGAACGCAGTTCCTAGAGCACTGGTTGAACTTACTGATAGTGGTAAGATCTCTCTTGATCAGATCCCTGCTCTACGTCCGTTCCAAGTCTTTACTGTTGCCGATCAGGCAGAGAGACTTTCTATCGAAGGCGCACTTGCTGGTGATATTGCGATCCAACAGGATATCCAATCCTCCTTCATTCTAAACAATGATTTGGATAGTTTGTTCCTAGGATTTGCTCCTGATCCAACAATCCAATTTACTCTGAATGATATCTTCACTGGTAGTGTCTCTGGTGGTAGAATTCAAGCAACCGAGTATAGAACTGGTGTTGTTTATCAAATCAATATTACTGATAGTGGTTCTGGATATACTCAACCACCAACTGTCAGTTTCTCTGGTGGATCTCCTGGTCTAGGTGCTGTTGCAGCAGCTGCGGAATGTACCATTGCTAATGGTGAGGTTGTTACTGTAACAATCATCGCTTTCAATGGTTATAAGGGTGGTTTGGGATATACTTCTGCTCCTACCGTTACCTTCTCTGCTCCTGCTGGATCTGGTACTCAAGCAACAGGTAACTGCTTGATTGAGAGCAGACTATATGGTGACATTGTTAACAACATTGCTATTGAAGATACTGATACTATCGACAGCAGTGATGTACCTGCAGTAACGGTTAATATCAACCGTGTTGTTAACACATCTGCTGATAATAGCAACAACTGGGTATCTCTATCTTCCAACCAAATTTCTGCTAATGATATCCAATCTGGTACTATCAACACAGACAGACTTGCAAACAGTGGCGCTGCAAACTCCTTCACCTTCTTAAGAGGTGACAGTTCATTCGCCCTCGCAGTTCAGTCTATCAAAGGTTCTGAAACAAGGTACTTCGCTCAACTTTATAGTTCTGCAAGTTCTGGTTCTTCTCAGTTGGTATTCACAACCAACTCTGATGTACTTGTCGGACATGAAGTTCAACCTACTGTTGTTGGTATTCAAGCAAATACAAATATCACAGGTGTTGTAACTGTTGGTGGTCTAACCACTATCTCACTCAATAATCCACTAACTAGCACAATTCCAACTGGAACGATCATTGAGTTCGAGCGTGGCGAATCTCCAATGATCTTTGAATCATCCTTCACTCAAGGTAACTTCGTTGATGACATTATCATCTCTGTTGGTGGTTCTGGATTTACAAATGGTCAATACTTCGATGTTCCTCTAACTGGTGGATCTGGTACTGGTGTAAAAGCAAATATTATTGTTACTGGCAACGAAGTAACTGATGTAA